CGGTCTGCATAGCGGCCCTCCATGAGCCCAGTGAAATTTTCGGGTTTGCACAAGGTCGCGAGGTTCACCCAGTGCTTCGGCTTCGACGGATCGTCGTCGTCGCGCAGGAACTTGGCCTCGCGCAGCCTTTCGAGCGCGAGCTTCCAGCCTTCGATGCCGCCGCATTCGGCCAGCCTGGCTCTCAGCGCGTCGCGTCGAGCGGGGTTCATGAACATCGGCTCGGGGATGCGGAGCTCGTAGGCGACCGGCATCCACAGCGCGAAGGCGACGTCGGTTTCCTCGCGGCTCGCCATAGCGGCCCGTGGCGCATCGGGCGCGCGCCGGTGGAAACCGTCACTTTCGCCAGAGGGGCACACACCGAGGTTTCCAGGGGGTCTACAATCGTTTTCAAGCCGGGGCCTACCACCCTCCGCCCCAAGCGGTCGAGCAGGGTCCCACGGGCCGATTTCCCGGGTCTGCGGCGGGAATTCGAGACTGTCGGCCGGCGGCTCTATTCCCGGCGCGCGCGGGGAAGCCGAAGGGGCTGCTGCTGCTTCTGAATCTTTCTTATCTTTAATGGTTAGTGGGTAGTGGGTAGTAGGTAGAGGTACTGGTGCATCGGTTTGCCAATGGCAAACCGATGGCGCTGCCATGGGTTTGCCATGGCTGGGCGATGGCGCTGCCATGGGTTTGCCATTGCTCCTGCCTGCCCATCTGCGCCGCGCGCCCTCCTTCCCGGCTGCGCTCTTGGCCTTGATCAGCGCTTGCGCGTCGAGCCATTCGTACTCGACCCGCTCATGCACCCATGTCTCGCCGCGCCGGGTAAGGAACGCCTTGATGATTTCGGCGTCTGCTGCCCATTCCTTAGGGCTGAGCTTGGCAATAGCCATGAGGCTGGCGTCGGCACCCGGAAGCACGCCCTTCCCTGCCCAGGCGGCGCAAATCAGCAGGATGTACCCGCCGTGCTGCCGTGTGGTCAGGTGCAGGGTGTTGGCCGTGTAGTCGGAGACGTTGAAGGCCATCCAATCAGGCATCTGGATTGGCCTCCTTGATGATGTTCCAGCAGACCTTGCAGAAGTAGAGGAACCGGCCGCGGTCCGAATACGGCACACGGTCGCGAGCCAAGTTGGCCGCTTCCTCCACTGCGTGCAGGGGCAGACGCTCGTTGAAGGTCATGATCGAGCGCAGCCAGTCGCGCTTCATGCCGGCCTTGGCACTGCCCGGCACAAGGATCTCAGCCACCGCCCATCTGTCGTTTTCAATGCGGTCGGTTCGGGCCTGCATGATCTCCCGATAGCCGGTGAGCTGGGCCTCACGTTCAGCGGTTTCTGCCCCCTTCTCCGCCAGGCTCTTGGGCACGACGGACAGGGAAACCGCCGCCTTGCCGCGATTGCAGTCAAAGCAGGACGTGGCGAGGTTGGCTTCGTCGTTCGTGCCGCCTTCGGTTACAGGCGTGATGTGATCCACCTCCAGCAGAACTTCGGGCGGATGGGCGCCGCAGTATTGGCAACTGAAGCCGTCGCGCTTGAAAACCTCAAAGCTGGTTCGCTTGGAAAGACCGACGCGACTCATGCTATGCGCTCACCGGGTGGGGGAGGGGGAATTCTATTTATGCAGCCTTCACGTCGAACAAGGTCGCGGCGCTGGCAGATGCGTGGCGCAAATGACGAACGGCTTGATTGAAGTAGGTTTCCTTCAACTCGACGCCGACGAACTTGCGCTTGAGCTTTAGCGCGCAGACGCCTTCCGACCCAATGCCCATAAATGGCGAAAGCACAACGTCGCCAGGGTTTGACCAAAGCGCGATTGCCCGCGTCGTAAGATCGAGCGGCATCGGGCAGATGTGTTTTTCGTCCTTCGGATCGCGCTTGGCGTTAAGCACGTCCGTTTCGCGAGTATCCATCCAGACAGGCGATGCCCACTGCTGCCATTGCTCAACCGGGAAATCTTGCTTTGTATGGACGACCGGCGATATTTCTTCGCCCTCGGCGGCCCACTTACGCATTACCACAAAGTATTCGGGCAGCCCCTGCCGGGAGAAGCTGGAGTCCGCGCGCAGCTGCTTGTAGAGCAGGCCGTGCGCCTTCGTCTTGGTCATCTCGCGCACCGGGCAGCGCCAGATCGTGACGCGAGAATGAAAGTCGAAACCGGCCTCGATGTGTGCCCGTATCATGTCGCCGGGGAAATCGCGCAAGCCTGCCGTTCCGCGCTGCGTCTTGTAGTAGACCAGATCCTTGCAATGCACCGCGACCAAGCGGCCGGGGATCATCACCCGGTAAAGCTCTTTGGCAAGAAACGAGTATTGCTTAAAGAACTCGGCATCGCTCGTCGTATTGCCCATGTCGGCAACTGAATCATTGTAGATGTAGAGTCCCGAGAACGGCGGCGAGTAAACTGAAAAGCCGACGCTGTTGCTTGGCATCTGCTGCACCACATCGACGCAATCGCCGTTGTATGCCGCGAATCCCTCACCACTCGCTTCGCCTAGGCAACGGATCGTAGCCATGCCGGTATCCTCCCTTTGTGCTTTGGATCGTATGCAACCAGTCGATCTGACTTGGCACTCAGTGCATTTTGCATTGCCAGCGCCATAGATTGCTTCATCGTGGCGTGATCGGCGGCCTTGCGGTCGATCACGCGGCCGATCTGGTCTTCGCCCTCTGCGACGATGATATGAGCCTCGACGGGGCGGGTTTGCCCGAAGCGCCAGCAACGGCGCACTGCCTGATACCAAGCCTCATAGGAGAAGCTGCGCCCGACGAAAACCATGCGGGCGCAGTGCTGCCAATTAAGACCCATTCCGGCCACGCTCGGCTTTGTGATGATGACCCGAGCATCGCCGGATGCGAACGCCGCAAGGTTCTCTTCCTTGCGTTCAATCGTCATTGAGCCGCGAACTTCCACGGCATCAGGCAGTCGCTTTGCCAGCTCGTCGGCTTCGTAGTCGGTATCGCACCAAACTACCCAGGCACAGGTATCGGCCGCGACCAGTTCCGCCGCTTTGTCCGCGCGATTGGCGGCGGTCTGCCGCTTCACGTCATGGATTGCCGTTGCGCTTGTATCGAGCGTAAACAGCGAGCCCTCAATCGGCTTGACCTCGCCATAGGTCGCCCGATGTCGCGTGATGGCGAGCGCGGGCAATACAAAGCGAGAGCCGTCAAAGCCAAGATCGTCCGGGCTTTGCGCCATGCGCGACCATCCGGCCATCCATTGCCAGAAATCGGCCTCTCCGTGCGACTTCAGCCGGTAGCGTCCCATCTCGGTTTGATCCGATATAAACCAGCGCATGAGCATTTCATTGCTTGGCATGATGCCCAGGAACTCGGCTTGCTGCCCTAGCTCCATGTGATCGTTTGGGGCGGGCGTCGCAGTGGCGGCCATCTTGAAACGATGCCCGGCAAAGGCCGCTATCAGCGCGCGGGTTGTGGAGCCGGTGAAGCTCTTGAGGATCGACGCCTCGTCAAGCGATACAGCGCCAAATGCGGCGGGGTCGATTTTGTCTAGCCGGTCATAGTTGACGATGTTGATGCCCGTGCGGGCCTCGGACTGATCGCGGATTACTCGTGCGTCGTAGCCTCGCGCATGGGCCTCGCGTTCGATCTGTCGCGCGACCGCGAGAGGTGTTAGGATCAGCGCGCGGCCGTTGCTGGCGCGCATCGCCTTGTCAGCCCATTCAAGCTGGCAGTACGTTTTCCCGAGGCCGGTGTCGAGGTAGAGGCCGCACCGTCCCTGCCGTAGCGCGAAGTCGACGCACGCGGCTTGGAAATCGAACAGGCCAGAATTGAGCGCGGGCGGGTCTATGCCCACAGCGACCGGGCGCGGCTTCTTGGATGCGATGAAAGATTGATAGTCCTTCATGCTGCGTTCCTCGTTTGGGATGGCACTGGCTCAGGCCGATGGCCGGTCATGACATCCATAGGGTTTCGTAGCCGACGAGGCCCACGGCCCCGGCATCTGCTTGGTGATCGTCAGCGACGCGCCAACCTCGACGGCAGGCAGCAGCGATCATCATTTTCTTGTCAGCGTAGGCGTCTCCGGTGAGCGCCTTTTTCGTGGTCTGCACCGAGACCTCAGTGCAGCCGAAGTGCTCGCGCCCCGGCTGACGCTTGATCCAGCCGGCGTACTCCTCGACGACGACGGCGTAACCGATCAGGACGCGCAAGATGTGCATGTCGTCGGTCGGTTTCATGATGGGCGACTCGAAGGCGAAGCCGTCGAACGTGTGCACCATGTCCATTTCCAGCAGCCAGAGCCGAAAGGCCGAATGGCGCTTGCCGTACTCGCCCACGGCCTCCGGTGGAGCGACCCAGGTGCCGAAGATGGGCGCGCTGTTGCGCACCATCACGGCCCAGCCGGTCTTTCCAGAGAGATCGAGGGCGAGCAGGCGACGCATGGTCAGTTGAGCTTGCTCTTGTCTTTGCCAGCCTTGCCGCTCTTGGCGTTGCTCTGCTTGATGAATTCGTCACCGAGCTTCGCCTGCCCGTCGCGCCAGCCCTTCGCCCATTTCTCGAAGGGCTCAGAGCCGGGCGTGTGGGGATTCGTGTCGGCGTTGTCGCCCGCTTTGCCGGCCGTGAAGCCCTGCGTGTAGTAGTTGACCTTGTCGACTTCACCGAGCAGCGCCATCAGGCTCGTCTCGGCAATAGGCGATCCGACGATGCCGGCGATCCTTGCGACGGTTTTCAGATCGTGATCGAGTTCGTCGATGTCGATCTTCTCCATCTTGCGCAGCACCTTGATCGCCTCGATGTTGCAGCCGTCGGCCTTCGCCGTGGCGTAGCGGGACTGCATCACGCCCTTGGCCTGCTTGAGATCCTTTTCGATCACTGCCACCGCAAGCGCGGCCTCGGTGATCGAGTCCCAATTCCTGATGTAGACTTCGTCGGGGACGTTGCTCTTGCGGGCCTCGGCCTTGGCCTTCGCCTCGTTGGCCTTCCGTGCCTGGACGGCCAGCTGCGCAAGCTCGCTGCGCTCCTCCGGGGTTTTGGCCTTGGTCTTGTCGTCAAAGTCGTCGCCGCTCGTTGGCAGGCGGCTGCCCTTCTGCGCCATCAGCGTCCTCCGTTGTCGTGGTGAAGCTTGGCCCGATCAGCGCCGATCTCGCGCAGGCGGGCTTTGATGGCAGTCCGGCCGCCGACAGTGCGCCCCGCACGAAGACCTTCCTGGCCGTTCTCCCGGCGGGACAGGGCGGCTCTCACCGGTCGGACTCGATGTTGGTCTGGGTGCCGCCCTCAAGGCGGTCGGCGATCT